TGACCAGGTTCACACTCAACGAATGCCCACACCTCATCTTGCTTTTTTATTTTAAGCATTAACCCATTGTCAATCTGTGCCAGTCAATAGCATTCTTGAGTTGGTATCCTCTGCTGTTTATTGACCGAATGATTTCTTTTAACACGTCAACTTTTTCTTCTTGAGTTGATATTTTCGCATTTACACGAATCATCAAATCATCTGTATCCATATACTCATTGAGCTCGTTCTTGAGTATTTTTTCGAGGAACTGGTCACGACCAAGTTTTTCTAAATCATCGCTATCCGCTTTGCCGAGGTAATAAGAACGCAGCAACCTGCGCAATATTGCACGATCGCGTTGTAATGTTCTCAGTGATTTATTTTCATCAACCATCATTCCAACATACTTCGAATGAAGAGATGGTATGCGCACATTTTCTTTATCCAAATTGAGATCATCAATTTTGGAATCTTGACGCCAGCTTTCGACAATTTCATCAATGTTCATCATGAACTCATTGTATATTATTTTTCGCCAAATGTAAATGGACTATGGGTCGATCCACTGTCTTTGTTGACGTTTATCTTGAGAATTCGAATTCATAGGAAAACTAATGCTGAGACGTTTAGATGTAGGATTGTAGAAATGATACGTTTGCGCAGGAACATACGCGATATCTCCAGGCTCCATATCATGCTCATATTCGAGTTGTAGATCTTCCTCCTGTTTTTCCCATGTTCTATGTTCATTATCTATCTCTTCTGGAATATTTGAATAGACTTTGATATGAGATGTTCCTACGAATTGGCAAATGATATTTGCTGACCAATCCCAATGAGCAGAAAAACTTTTGTTTTCTGGATTTCGTGAGTAAAAAATATGAGCATCTGTTGGCGAACCAGATGCAAGCTCAAGTTTTTTACAAATTTCATTTATTTGTGGATTGATTCTAGAACTATCTAGGAAACAAACTGCATGCTTATCAAGCAACCTATCGAACAAACCTATTGGCCAATTGTTCTGATCACAAGTCCACTCTTCACCACCCCAACTTAACTCACCTGTATCGCCTATCCAGTCGACTCTTTCTTGTCTCAGATTAGGTCTAAAATTTATGTGAGATTTGAATTCTTCCATAGTGAAGATTTCACTAGGGTTGAAGCAACTTTTTTCAAACCAAGGTTTTGACTCACTCACACGCTCAATAATATTATCAGGGATCATACTATATCCTTTCTACGCTGAACTTCCTATATCTAAATGTTACAGATGCTTCAAGATACTCGAGATCAGGCTGGGTCACATCAAATGTCAATTCTGTCAATGAAACCGGAAATGCATCTTGAAAGAAAATATTTATATGTGGATTCTTATGGCTGGTTAAAACTGTTAGAGTTGCGTCAGAAATAAAGTTAGCAGAAGAATATTGTCCATTCTTTGATGCAAAAAATGGTGCAGGATTAGAATCTGCAAAATTCTTAGTTTGCTGAAAGTTTTCTGGATGAGTCATACCAACCAACCAGTCTTCTATTTCAAGATAGTTTTTTAAGTCTTCATCAACCCTAAATCTAATTGTAAGTGGATCATAGAGTAATCTATCTCCAGGTCTTGGAATAACTGCAAACGGTGAAGTTTGCTGTTCAGCAGCGTTCATTGTTAAAGCAGGTAGAGTTACCGATTGACAAAAATAATTCACGTTGGGTAATCGTTTCAATTGAAAACGAAAACCAAGTGGTGAAAGATAATTTAGATTATCGGGTTGTTCTTGTGTACTCATATGCCTATCCTGTTATGTACTCTATTTATAATATATTATGACCCCTCGTGACATTACTCATAATAGCTCACAAAGTATCAAATGTAAATGGAAAACAAAAAAAAAGGGGGAGAGCCTTTCGCCCTCCCCCAGTTTGTACTCGCCTTATGGTTTTTATTACATAAGGTTGGAAACTGAAACCAAACGATAGTATTTGTTGGCTTTGTTTCCGTCGTAACCACCGATGGTTCCATCTGCGTCGGTCGTAGCGAAAGGATTCGCAACCATACCGTACCGAGTCTTGAAGCCAATCTTTGGCTGGAAGGTGTTTTCACCAACCGCACGCACCATCTGTAGAGGCACGTATGGGCAGTAGAACAAGCCAGCATCAAAGGCACTTGAACCCTTGTAGCCGAGAGTGTAATACTGGTTACCAGCAGACGTTGAGAAGTATGGATCGATGTAAACACGGATCCGACCGTTGAGGACACCAGCGAAGGTGTTACCTGTGTCGTCTACATTGAGGTTGGTTGACATTGCTGGGGTGTAATCTAGAACGCCAGCCATTGACAGAGCGGATGCAACATCCGAGCTGCAAATCATGACGTTACCTTTACCCCGACGAGTTGCCTTCGCAATTTCGTTGGCGTCACGCTCGATCTGGAACAACAGACCCTTGAACTTTTCAACCATCCAACGACCGTTTGAATCGGTGTCGAGGTTGAAAGTACCAGCTGAAGTGACGTTTTGCTGAGCACCAGCAGTCGCAGAATAGTTGATCGTGCGAATGACTTCGCGGTTGATTTCCGCAAGAATTTCAGCAGACAGAATGTTGCTGAGTTCGGTTTCAGCGTCAAGACCGTGAACTGCCTTGAGGTCTTGAGCCAATTCCATTGTGTACTCAGCTTTCAGAGCACGAGAAACTGCCGTGACAGCAACTTTCTCGACGCTGAACGCCATTTCTTGGAAGGCATTCGTGGTGCCATCGCCGAGTGCTTCTGCACGAGCGGTGGTCATACCAGTCGAAACGCTATACCCTGTAACAGCAGAATCGGCTGCACGAGTCGTAGGATCGTTGCTGAGCTGAGTATTACCAGCAGTTGTGTTAGCCACAACAAAGCGACTTTGCGTGTTGCCACCAGCAGAACCTGAGAACGTGGTATTGGCTTCGTCGAACAGAGCTTCAGTGCCAGACTGGCTGCTGTAGCGTGAACGAAGCGCAAAGATTAGACCAGTCGGACCAGTCATTGGCTGAACGCCGCATACATCATAGGCGATCAGGTTTGGCATAGAACGACGAACGAGGCTGATTAGAACTGGGTCAAAGATATCGACGCTGCCATCACCAGCCGTTGAGGAAGAAGCACCCATCGCGTTCGTAGGTGCAGCCTCACCGAGTAGTGACGGAGCAGAATATCCACCAGAGCCATAGCCCTGCTCACGAGCCGACAATTCCTGGTTTTCCAAGAGTTGTGCGACAACGTGGCGTTTGTGAGAATCGCTGATCTTATCCAGATCTGGATGATCAAGAACAGGACCCCACTTTTCCATTAGGTTATCAGACATTTTACTCTCCTTCTCCTTTCGAGATTTATTCAAACAATATTTATAAAATGTTACTTCTTAACTTGTCGTGAAATGCTTGCGACATAGGCACCCATGGCACCCTTGGGGGTCGCAGGTTCCTCATCATCAATTTCAATTGGCTCGTCATCAAGACCAGCCGTTTCGGTGATCACTTCTTTCGGACCATCGAAATAGTTTTCGCGGATCGTTTGAAGTTTATCACGGAAATCTTCTTCGCTTTCGAAATCAATCGCTTCGGAAAGTGATTCCATTTTAGCGATTTGAGTTTCAGTCAAACCATCGATTTCTTCAGCAAAAACAACAGCACGTTCGAACTCTTCGTTTTTCTTCTTGAGTTCAATCGCTTCCTCAATCGACTCGTTGAGTTTTGATTCTAGCTCTTCAACCTTGCTAGCAAGTTCTTCTACAACATCAACCTTCTCTTCGGGAATGTCGATGTAATGATCTTCGAAGAGACCTTTGAGACCGCTGATGAAGGACTCGGCGATTTCGCCACGCAAACCGCTGTCAACTGCCAGTTTGTTTTCTTCCATCCAGGACTCAACAACATAGTCGAGATAGCTGTCAACTTTATCGACAAGCTCTTTATTGAATACTTCAGTGGACTCGGCAAGTTCAGACTCAGCAATTTGAGCAACTTCGTCGAGCTTTTCGTTGACTTTAGCAACGACAGCTGTTTCAAAGATTTCAGTTGCTTTCGCTACGAACTCTTCAGAAACTTCGGAACCAGCAAAGATTGCTGCAACATCTTCAGAGATGTCAAAATCTTCCCGAGTTACTTTTTCGAGTTGTTTCTTTTCGGCGATTTCTTCTACTTCTTCCTCAGCTTCGACTTCCTCACCATACATACCAGCTTTCACCATCATAGCATTAAGATCAGCCTTTTTCATGTTGCCCATGTGCTGCATAGCGGCATTGAGCATAGCCATTTTGGTAGTTGGTTTCTGAGAGGAGCCTTGCATCGGAGCAGATTTGTCGCCCTGATTTTTTGACTTTCCTGGAGCTTTCGCAGCCTTTGCTACTGGCTCAGGAACTTCAGAAGGATCGCCAAACGATGCTTTCGCCTCTTCGATGCTTTCATCAGCACCTTCGAGAACTTCATCGTCAACGATGTTTTCTAGTTCTTCAGACATATTTCTATCTCCCAATTTCCTCATTGAAATTTGTTGACGTTCTATTTATAAAATTGGACCTTATAGACCTTTCAATAATTTTTCGAAAACCTTAAGAACTTCTGCTTCTGTACGTCTAGCAGATGCAGCTTCTTCGATTTGTTGTTTAGCTTGTTCGACATCAACTTCTTGAAGTATGCCGTTATCCCAAACCCATTCTTTGCCTTCCATGATCCCTTCAACAAACGCCTGTGGCGCAGAAGGATCGGCGACAATATCTCCAGCAGTTGCTAAATGAAAGTCATTTCCGACTTCCATAGAATCGCCTTTCTTCGTAAGAGTACCCATACCACGAGAGGAAACACCAAGTTTCGCACCCTCGCTCATTAGGTTCTTTACAATATTTCCATATGGCGTGTCCATGATCTTTGCTTTTCCGACAAAGTTGTCGCCTTCCTGACGCAACTCTTTGATCATGTGTGAAACACGCTCGAGATTGATCGTTGGACCTTGCGGATGACCGAGTTCACCATAAGCACGGTTTTCCGCAATGTATTGTTTATTGTAAC